CCCCAACCTAAGTGCTTTTTCTTTTCACATAGAATAATTATAAAATAAATTCATGAGGATCAAACAACAGAAAACACACAAAAACTGTCTTATTGTCTTGATACGAAATTTTTAATGCCCGAAGGCAGAGTGTTAAAATAACGTAACTACCCTCATAGTTGGGCAACCATGGAACATTTATAGAGAGCCATGGCTCTCTTTATAGAGGCGTAACTGCCGTCAAAGGGACGGCAAGAAACGAAAAGGCTTGGAAATCATCCGCAGCCGCTCTATAAATAAATTGACGAACACTAGACCCCAGGAGGCTTCCAACAGCAGCCTGAAATCGTGGTGACATCCATATGGACGCAGTAGTGAATGTCGCGTTAGCAAAAGCATTCACATATACCCCATAATGGTGGTAAAAAGGCATCTTAAAAGATACCAAATTTTGGGGGTTTCCAGAACTAAGCAATACTTGACGAGACCTAGTATTGACAGTAGCGCCCCCAGTTGTGGAATTTGACAGAGAAGGTCCTGTATTAATGAGCAAAGGATCAGTGCCCAAATGCATTAGCCTATAAATGACGGAGCCACGAATAAATCTATACGGGGCCATCACCTGAGAAAGCTGGTCAGTATTATAAATCAACGCTGTACCATCCAAATCTCCAACTGTCATAAGACCCGGCAAATTAACCGAGGCGGAAGTTTTATCAAGAAACTGGGTACTGATCATAGCCAATTGCTTAATTGAAGTGAATTGCTCACCAATAGCTTCCTCCGCTGCCGAGGTACTCAAAGATTCCACACTGGCCAAACCACCAATAACCTTACCTCGAGTTTCCTCATTCGTTAGAACATCACTGGGACCAGTCAAAGCGACCAGCCCCGATTGATTCACAACCTCTGGCGCATCGAGCAAGCCAGAAGTGTGAGACAAAACTGGGATGTAGGAACTAGATCTAGGAGCAGCAAACTCTAAATCGTCACCGCCACATACCTCAATAGTACAGTCCACACTATTAGCGACGACCTCAGGAGCGATCAATGCATTGGCAACAATAATGCGGACGGTGCCAGTGCTCTCTAAATAAGAATTATAAAGTCGTGGTGACATAAAAGGTACAGTAAATTCAACAATAGAAGCTTCACGAATATCCACCACATCTGTCAATAGTAGAGGATAATTAGCGGCGGTAGCAACATTAGCAACAGGAGCCGCATAATTATTACTAGTACCAGGGCAATAAGTAAACAATAAGCGCCCAGAATGAAACTTAGTTTTTGCGATTCTCAAACGAAATCGCAGAGATCCTCGCCAAAAGTAGAAAAATGATTGCAACCAGCCAATGGGAGTATATCTAAACACTGTTGCTGTGGAGGGTACTTCCGACGTCAGCCAGCAACTACCAGGTCGCACCGTGATGGTATACAAGATAACACCAGCAGCACTACTGGACGGCCAACCGAACCTGTCATAGACACCCCAGCGTGTCTTTATATAATCAATTGACATCTCATCCGACTTACTATCACCATACCCGAAGGTTGGCGATAGCTGATTACAAGCTGATCCCGCCAATGGAATTGCTGGCTCCGCACCATCGCAATTTGCCATAAAATCAGTTTCAATATGTCTCACCTTAGTAACCGCCTCACTTTGATACGGTTTTGCCCAACCAAACGCACCCGCAGTACGTTGGGCAATGGCCAAAGCCCACGCTATTGGCCTAAGGTAGGACGATATAAGTGGTATTCTACCAAGACTAGTAGCCACTTTTCTGGATGCGCTCAAAGCTTCCTCAATGGGTCCTTTCTTTGTAACCGCAACAGCAACTTCTCTTGTAACACCAACATTACCAGATTGATTATACGGGACAGAAAAGTGCAAATCCTTAAAATGGACAAAGGCAGTATACGTTATCGTAGTGGGAGCAGAAGACCCCACACGCAAAGCGGTATAGAGCCAAAAATTAACTTCACCAGGTTGAGGCACACTCGATGATTTATCCCATACAGGAAAAGCATTGAGGAATGGACACTCCAGAGTAGCCTCACTCTGTTCTGCTATATCAAGAATAACATGACTCATTGTAACAGCTGTCTCACGATACTGGTAATCAGCATTCAACACGTCCGCTGCAGCTGGCTCATACACCATATAAAGCTGGCATGCTTGAAACGGGGACGCATTGACTACCAATCTAACTACTGTCGTAAAGCCAACCAACATATACTGCGTACTTTTGACATACGCAGGATGATTGGTTAACATTGCGCTAATATCCCATGTAGTGTAACCCACAGGGGAAAGAGCCGTAGAAAGCGTTCCATATGAGAAAGGGTAAGGCTTTGCCAAGAAATCAGTGATATCCTGACTATTAAATCCCGAACTACATTTTACCATCTGCAGAATACGGGAGTCTTGTTGATGCGTTACTTTTCTAACCACCGGTGCATCAGTAACCATGGTTAGAGTGGAGGTATTTTCTTCTACACGTCCCTCCTGGACGCTCGTATCATTCTCGTTTGGTTATCAATAACCGACATGATCAACCCAAACCATGCCGTACCAAGTGGTAAGCCACTACCTTGCGCTTGTTGATGGACTGGTAAATTCCATATCGCCAACAGAGGCGGATTAGCGCCTTCACAGAAACGCTATTTGTTGGGTGGTGTTCTTCAATCTAACATGCCACTCAACATCATAGTCGACTGGTGGTGCGACCCCAACACGATGCGCAACCGCAAACATTTTTGGGGCCCACTCCATAAACTTAGCCTGACCATGAAGTGATAACTCATCTAAGGCACAATTGAGTTTATCACGAGAAATATCATTCTCCATATTAGTTTTCATAGTCCAATAAGGCATGTCCAATACAACCTCAAGGGCCAAAGGAGCCAAAAACACACCGGGAACAAGTGGATGATTGACAAAACCTCTCTTCAAAAATGTGATTTCACTCAATGGACGGTATTCAGGTACAATATCGTCCTTACGCTCTGCAGTAAAAGTCATATTGAGTTTGGCAAATTCCTCGGTCATAGTGCGCTGATTAAACCGACCAATCGCAACATCGGAAACAGCCAAAACTATATCATCGCCATAAACCACAGCTCTAACGTGGTCCTCAAAAACTAAATCGGGACACAATCTCTTAAAAATAACACGGACAAGAATTTGGTTAGCCAAGCTATTGATCAACGTGGTCAATGGATGCCCAGAGGGCAAAGCGTGTAACCACTCATAAACTCGTTTACCATTAAGATGTCGGGAATTGTAGATCTCCTGCCAAAGAACTGACCTAACAATTTCCCAACCATCACGATACCAACCATGAATTAAAATTCCAATTACAATAAGCAGCCGCATACTAAGACTAGCATCGAATGCTTTAAAATCACCAGCAATAAACTTATTCCCAACTTGTGCCAAATAGGCAACAAGTGTAGTCCAGTCACTCCCATAGGCATTAATACCTATACCAATACCATTGACGATACGATTATGAATAATCCAAGATACAAAGCTAGCGTAATACATACGC